GGAATTCTTAGATAGAGACACTCTTCCACCTGAATTGGTAAAGAAAATCATATTGTCCGACCATTTAACAGACATAAAGTTTATTGCATAATCAACATTGTTTTTAATTTGATAATCATAATTGTTATACAGTTGATTTGCACTATCTAAAAATATTGTTAAATCAACTCTAATATTCTCTTTATATAAATTATCTAATACCTGAGTGACATTATACCCTCCAATACTATGTCCAATAAGAACAACTTTACCGGTTGGGTTAAATAACCTAAAATATTTTACAGTTTTAAAAACTTCCTCAGAAGTTAGATTATAATTATTTGTCCCAACATAAGTTATAACAGTATTTTCTTTAGTTTCAACTTTACTTTCAACCAACCCCAACCCATCTAAATCCCTTGTTTTAGAAATATCAATTTGAACTTCATTAGGTCCTGACACATCTTTGAATGGACTTATCGAACCTTCAACAATTATAACTAAATTTTTGGTATTTTTATTGAAATAATCTTGAGGATGTTGTATTATCTCTAATTTTCTTCTTTCAGTAAAGTCTCGAATATCTGACGTAATAAAAGAACTAATAATTATTAATAAAAAAATTTGAAATTTTGTTACTTTTTTAGTTTTCCTAAATTGATTAAAAAAAATCAAAAAAATAATAAAAGAACAAATCAATCTGAAGTTAAGGTATAATCCCGAAACAAACCATTGAGACCAAGTTCCGTTATATCCTTTAATAAAAGTTAAAATATCTGTAATATAATCCATCTACTAAAAATAGAGAATCCTATTTAAATTATCAAGAGAAATTAACCGTTTTTAAATTTTTAACTCTAATATTAATATCTTTGTTAGGATATTTTATTTGGTAAGTTTGATTTGGTTCCGCAAAGATTGTATCATCAATTAACTCTATTTGATAAGTTGTACTGTCAATATATCGTTGAGATGTTTGGGATGATGAATACTGTCCCCCAACTTTATTAAAGACTTGGATGTCGGATAATGAAATTACCCCGTTTTCACTTTGTATTAATCTTCTTAATTCAGAAATATTAACATTTTCACCCATTTGTCTATTTTCCGGGTTAAAATACTCCGAAACAATTGTGATGATTTGAGAGATAACCGTTCCTTGGTTTTGTGTATTATCTAAAACAACATCAATATTAAACCCTAAATCAATAACGTTAGCACTCTGTATTGACACATAATCATTTATCATACGATAGTTTGATAAATAATTTGCAACATTATTCTTTAAAGTGTTTGAAATAACCTCTGTTAGTCTACCTGTTTCATCATAAGACAACATTTGAACAATAATTTTATTATTATTTTCCGTTATAGACACTTTTGCCGGAGCCCCAAATTGTGAAGGCATTGTTCGGATTATTGAATCGTAATCATTTACAGTTACCGCTCTTTTTTGAGATGAAAAGTTATATGAAACTAAATTTCGAACCTCTTCAGTTGTTGGGTAATTAGCCCCACCAATCGCTGCAGTCACGTTTGTACACCTTAATGAATTTATAACAGTTGTATTAATACTATCTGACGGTCCGTTCACAAAGAATGATACCGTACCTATTTGAGTAATTGCGTTTACACCAATATTACTACCTACACCACCACCAACTCTATATTGTATGAATAGTGTTGTATTAGGTTTTAATGTACTACCTAACGCTAAGTTGTTGGAGTACTTATATAGATTTAATTGATACCCATCTCTAGCAAACTCTCTTAACTGTTCGTCAGCAGATTGTGAACCACCCCCAAAAGTAATTTTTAGAAATCCCTCAGGTGTAAATTCAGTAATAAATTTGGTACTAGTTTGGATATATTTCCCTACTTTAATCCCCGGAGAATCCGACACTTTTGTTGGGTCTTCAACAAATACTCTATCTTCCGCCAAAGCATCAACCTCATACCATCTATTATCTAACCCTAAAAATTCTTGAACTGATGGTATATTAGTATACTGTGTACTATCTTTTAATAAAACACTTGTCACACCTAATACGTTCTTATCCGGTAAGAATAATTCATAAAAAGGTTTAACGTCATTAGGTGTTATCACTTTTTTAAATACTTTTGTTGTTCCATTAACAACAGTTTCTCGTTTAGTAATAGTATAGTTTAATAATTTATTATTTGAGTCAAAATTAGGTATTTTTAATCTATTTGGAAATCCTTCACCATTAATTGGTGATGAGAAATCAATATCATAAACAGTTTCAAAGACTTGACCTGCCCCATTAACCTGAGAACCTCGTCTTAGTATACCACAATATCTCAAATCTTCTTTATCCCCAAATGCCGGAACAGTAATTGAGAAATCAACTAAAGCAACCGATGGTCTCATCCCCGGAACTTTTAATCCATAAGTTTTTGCTATATTAAAAACTGACGACCTTTGTTGAGCATATTGTAGAACTGTCTCTTGAATACTCCTATCAATATTAAATTGTAAGTTATCCGTTACCGCAGCATTTAAATCTAATAATACAGAAAAAACGGACGCATCATTAAAGTTTTGAATAGTATCCGGATAATACGTTTTAGTGAAATTAATTAACTCCGTTCTAATTGATTGGAAATCCCTTGTTGTATAGGAAATTTTCTTGTTTGCCATAATTTTATATATTAATAATTACAAAGTCACTACTATTAAACACATCATTGTTGATGGTATAATCAATTTTAACTTTTGCTGTATGTTCTTTATTTGACATATTTGGTACACGAAATATTCGTTCATCGTTATCATTTATATAACTACCTTTATCTTCATCACCTTCTGAAGCTGCTTGGACACTAATGTTAGTTATTGTTATCCCCGGTAAATAGTTCCCCGCGGATTCTCGTATCTCAGATTCTATTTCTGAGAATGTTGGACCATCTAATGGTTCAAAAATAAATTCATATAATCTTGTCCCAAAATCCGGTAAATAATATCTACTACCTTTTCTTGTTAATAAAAGGTGTATTAAGTTAGACCTAATCTCTTGGTCATTGTAATCTGATAAATCTAAGTATTTCCCATCAAAAGATTCTCTGAAAGGAAAAGTTAAACCATATGTTGTTCCATCTGCCATAACTATAAATATAGTGTCGTAATTATTTCTTATAAATAGAGTAAAATAAAAAATCACGACCTAAGCCGTGATTTATATTCTTATTAAGAACCACATCCCAAACATTCAAATTTGGTGTCTGTTGGTTTTTGGGTTAAATCAACAGTTGGTTTTTCAATTGGTTTTGATTGATTTACTTTTGAGATATCCACCGCCAAATGTTTTGCTCCGGTTGATATCGCTTTAGTTCTAACATAATAACAAAGAGTTTTCAATCCTTTACCCCAAGAATGGAAGTGTGATGATGAAATCTTAGATAATGTTGGATTAGACATATAGATATTCATTGATTGTGATTGGTCAATGAATGGTGCTCTGTCAGCCGCCATATCAATTAACTCTCTTTGAGATATTTCCCAAATTGTTTTGTATTTTAAAATTAAATGTTCTATTCTTTTAACTTTTTTATTGTAATTCTTGTCTTCGGTGTCTAAATAATTATTAAAATTAATATTCTGAATAGAACCTTCATTCATAATAATTTCATTTTTCAAGTCTTCACCCCAAACACCTAACTTTTCAAAATCGTTAATTAAATATTTGTTAACTATTAAAATTTCTCCACCAACTACACGACGATTAAATAATGCCGAGTGAGCCGGTTCTGTCATTTCAAATGAACCTGTAATCTTAGCGGAAGATGCAACCGGCATCTGAGCAGTGAATAATGAGTTACAAACCCCGTGATTGGACACTTCTAACTTAAGTGAGTCCCAATCCCACATTCTACCTAATCCTTCGTAATCTAATCCCCACATATCAAATTGGAATATACCTTTTGACATTGGTGACCCCTTAAAAAAGTTATATGGTTTGTATTCACCTGATTTACATAATTCCATACTCTCGGTAATTGCCGCGAAGTAGATTGTTTCAAAAATCTCTTTATTTAATTTTTTCGCCTCTTCAGATGTGAAGATATAATCCATTAAGAAAAATACGTCAGCAAGACCTTGAGTTCCAATGGCAATTGCTCTTTGTTCTAACCCTCCTTTTCTACCTTGTTCAGTTGAATAACTATTAATATCAACAACTTTGTTAAGTGCTCTCACAACCTTTCTAACTTCACTATAAAGTAATTTGAAATCAAACTCACCTTTAACAATAAAGTTTTTCAACACCATAGACGATAATGTACAGATTGCTGTGGTATTTTCATCAGTATATTGGTAAATCTCATTACATAAGTTAGATTGTTTAATCACCCCAATGTTTTGATGGTTTGTTTTTCTGTTTGCACTATCTTTAGAACATAAGTAAGGAACTCCGGTCTCAACCTGTGATTCAATAATTTTATTCCAAATTGTTTGAGCTTTCACTTTTTTACCTAAACCAAGTTCAACCGCTTTGTTGTAATTTGATTCATACTCATCTCCGTAAGCCTCTTGTAATGGTTTGATACCCGCTTTGATAATATCATTAGGACAGAATAAGTACCAATCACTATTGTTTTTAACCGCGTTCATAAAGTTGTCCGGTAACCAAATTGAAGTAAACAAATCTTTTGCTCTCAACTCCTCAGCACCTGTATTCTTTTTGATTTCAAGTAAATCTATGATGTCTTTATGCCAAGGTTCAATATAGATAGCCGCACTACCCGGTCTTCTCCCTTGTTGGTTGAAGAATCTTAACCCTTCATTAACAATCTTTAGGTATTTTAATAAACCACCGGCAAACCCACCTGATGAGTTAATACGACTTTCTTTACTACGAACATTAGACATACATAATCCAATACCAGCAGCATCAGATGAATAAGTTGAAATGTCGTTGAATGTTTGTAATAAACCTTCTCTTGAATCCCCGTGATTGTATTTCAATACACAAGACGCTAGTTGAGGTGTTTTAGTCCCCGCATTAATCATAATCGGTGTTGCAGGAGATATAAGTTGATTTGATAATGATTGATAATACTCAACCGCTTGTTCAAATGATTTAGTTACCCATAGAGCAACTCTCATATACATATGTTGAGGTCTTTCAATTACTCTACCTTCAGGATTTTTTAATAAATACATTTCTTGTAATGATTT